CAATCGGTTAAGAAGCCAGTAGAGCGTAAAACTCCACTGTCTCAGCCTGGAAGCAAAGGCTTTAGCCAAAAGGTTATGGAAGGCAGTAAGCCTGTCTATAGTGGCACAGGCGGTAAACTGTAATGAGCAATAGATATAAAGAAAAAGTTGATGATGAGCAGTTAATTAATCTGATCGAGCAAGGTATTTCTAATGCCGCAGGTGATTGGCTTAATAGCTCAGACTTAACAAGAGAGCGCTTAAAGGCGACTTATGAGTATGCAGGTGTAGCTCAAGAGCATTTGACTCCGCAAGGTGTTAGTACTATTGTTGACACTTCTACTACTGAGGTAGTCGAAGCATACACAGCTGTTCTTTCAGATTTATTTTTATCTAATAATAAGATTGCTAGATTTGTACCTTATGATGACACTCCAGGCGCTTTCAAAGCAGCTAAGGATGCATCTAACATTGTCAACTACTGTTTATTTAAAAAGAATAAAGGATGGGAACTTCTTCAAACATGGATGAAGTCTGCACTGCTTTGGAAAAATGCGGTGATACGTTGGGACTACGTTGAAGACTTTGATTATGTTATAGAAGAATACGAAGAAATTGACGAGGCTAAGCTTGATGAAATTCTTTCAGATGAAAATTTAGAAATCGTCAACGAGCTTACGCTCAATCCACTATCAGAAACAATCTCTTACGTTGATGTTCGCTTACGCAAACGCATTGATAAGAGCAGAATTAAAATAGAATGTATTCCACCAGAATCATTCAGGATTTCAAATGAAGCAAAAGATATTGAAGATGCTGTCTTTGTTGGCATCCAGTCAGAAATGTCTCGTTCAGACATTCGGAAGTATTACCCAGAGTGGGGAGAAAACATCACAGAAGATGAGTGGTCTCGCCTTGGAACTGATACAGATTGGCTTGGAAGCGGTAAATACAGTGAAGACGTTGCTGCACGAAAAGATATTACAGGTCAAAGATATTGGCAAGGATATGATAGCAACGGCACGTACTATACTGAAGCAAATCAAGAAGTAACTCTTACTGAGTCTTGGATTAGAGTAGACCGCGATGGCGATGGTATAGCAGAATTAAAACATTTTATTACAGTAGACAATCATATTCTATATGAAGAAGATGTAGAGTTTGTACCTCTTGCATCTATTGTGCCAATTGATATTCCACATGAGTTCTTTGGTTTGTCTATGGCAGACTTTACTCGTAGTAGTACTCTAGCAAGTACAGCTATTCTTCGTGGATTCGTAGAAAATACTTATCTCACTAACTATAGCCCTAAGCTGGCAGACCCTAACGTAGTAGACTTTAGTGCTCTGCAGAATATGAAGCCTAAACAGATTATCCCAACTAACGGTAATCCACAAGGCGCTGTAGCACAAATGGCACCTGAAACTATTTCTACAGGTACTGTACCGCTTCTCGAACATCTACAAATGATTAAAGAGCAAGCGACAGGTATGTCTAAGGCCGCGCAAGGATTGAATGATACACTATATGTATCAGGAAACTCTGAGCAAAAACTTAGCGCTGTACAATCAGCGGCACAAAAAAGAATCCAGCATATCGCGCGTAGATTTGCGGAAACTGGCTTCAAGCGGTTGATTGCGGGTGTATACAGAACTATGTATATGAATATGAAAGGTAAACAATCTTATGCGTTAGATGGAGTGTATGGCTCAGTTAATATGGGTGAACTACCTTCTACTATGGACGTAGAAATTTATCTTGATATTGGTGAAAACTCTAATTCATCTATGATTAATAAACTTAGTAAAGTAGGTCAAGAAATATTACCTGCATTAAATCAACAAGGCGCTGGAATGGCTATTAGACCAGAAGCACCTGCTGTATTAGCAACTAAGCTTATTGAAGCAATGAATTTAGACAGTAATGATTTTCTTGAAGATTATACTACAGATGAGTTTAAACAAAAGGCTGAAAAAGTTTTACAAGATCAAACAAAATCATCTCAAGCGCAACAACAAATTGAACAGCGCAAAAGAGAAGCTGATACATCACTTGCAGAAGCAAATGTTAGATTTACAGATGCACAAAGCAAAAACACTATGGACGATAATTCTAAACAGTTGGCAGTTGCTATTGATAGACACTTCCAAGAATGGGCAGACTTATCTGTTAAAGCAGTTAAGGAAGGTGCAGAATTACCTGAGCATCCTAATTTTGATCAAATACTTATGATGGCAAGGCAAGTAATTCAGCCTGCACCGCCACAACAACAACCTATGCCACCACAGGCACAGGAAGGAAAAATGTAATAATGGATAAATACCGTAAAACAGCTGAGACGAAGCTAGGTAATAAGAAATCATACGGTAATCATAAAATACATCCTGAAGAATTAGCGCGAAGGGCTCATGTAAAGGGTCACTTCGCCGCTAAAGAACGCGATGAATTTTTTGATGAAGTATACGGTGAGGTTCTTATAGACTACTTTATTGAGTGGTTAAAAACAGAACCGCATGAAACTAAATCTCGTGAGTTTCTCTACTCTTCTGCTATGGCACTAGGAAGTGTCAAAGAGAAAATGACAAACTTTGAGATGTATGGGAAGAACATCCCGCACCTGATGGAGGACAACGATGGCGAAAAGAATAATTGATTACGAACAGCTAATTAAAAATTATGAAATAATGATTGAAACACTTGAGTATGATTCAATGCGTAGCGGTGGAAAGGCTAAGCTTAATGCGCCAGTGCTTGCTAATATGCATGATCTTAAAGATCGTTATACGGAAAGGTTAGCTAAACCTGTAACAAAAACAGCTCCTAAAAAGGGAGGTAATTAACAATGGTTAATCCTGAAGCAAATACAGACTCTACCCCTATGGATGATTCTAATGCAATGGACAATAGTCAAACTGAAGAGGCTTTGCTGGCTGACATTATACGAAACTCTGATTTCGTTGATACTCTACCCGATGAGCAAGTTCCACAGTTAGACGCGGAAGACTCTGATTATGAAGACCCAAATGAATCAGACGAAGCCGATAATGAAGAAGTTGAAGAAGAAGAAGAGATTGAAGAAGAAGAAATAACGGATGCGGATGATGAGTCTACCCAAGAAGCCGATGTTTATGCTCCCGATGATCTTGACTTAGAATCGCAAGTACTTGTCAAAATTGATGGCGAAGAAGTTGCGGTTTCTTTTAGTGATCTTATTAAAGGTTACTCTACTGAACAACATCTATCTAACAAGGGTCGTGAACTTGGTGATGCAAGAAAAGAAATGGAAGAAGAGTACAGTAGTAAAGTTAATGAAATTAACTCTATGGCTCAAGCTTCAGCTGCAGTTCTATTTGAATCAGAACAACAGCACTCTAAAGAATATCATGAAATCGAAACAGCTATTCAAAGAGCTCGTGACGAAGGTGACACTTATGAAGTTAATGAATTAAAAGACAAGCGAGAACAATCCCAAAAGAATTATTGGGATGCACGTAATAAGCGTGAATCAATTGTAAAAACAATTCAACAACAAACAGAACAACAGCAAGAAAAAGCATGGGAAGAACAATTATCTTACTTTAGCGAAGCCATTCCTAATATGATACCCGACTTCGATCAAGGAGTTGCAATGTCAATTAGAGAGTTTGCTATTGAAGAAGGAATTTCTCCTGAATTACTTGATACTGTAGCAGACCCTGTAATTATTAAATTTGTTGATGATTATAGACGTTTGAAACAAGGTGTTACTAAAGGCGCGGCTCGGCGTAAAGTTACTAATGTAAAGAAAGCTCCTATTCGTAAAGCAAAGACTAGAAATCAAAAAGAAATTGATGCTAAGTCACGAGTAAGAGAAAGAGCATTTAGCGATGACGCCAGCAGTGAAGATCAAATGGATTTTTTAAGAGGACTTGCAGAACGCTCTTTATCAAAAATTTAATACCTCGGAGGTATAATTTAAAATGGCTAATAATTTAGGCGTACGCGGAACTGGTGGCCCACAGGGACCAACACGCGGTACAGGCAAAGATGTTTCTCAGCGGGAAGATCTTGCTAACTTTATCACGATGATTACTCGTGATGAAACTCCTTTTACTTCTTCTATTGGAAAAGCAAAGGCAACTGCTATTTATCACGAATGGCAGACAGACACACTAGAAGCTCCAGGCAACTCACGGGTTGGCGAAGGCACAGACTATATCGCACCACTTGCTGCTGGCGGTACAGGAACCCCTACAGTAGGCGACAAGTTTGCCGTATCTGGACCTAACCGTACACGTTTGGGTAACTATACTCAAATTAACGGTAAGACAATTGCAGTATCAGGAACACGTCGTGCAGTCGATCAGGCTGGCGTAGCAGATGAGTATGCTTATCAGCTAAAGAAGCGTGGTACAGAACTACGTCGTGACGTTGAGTTTGATATGATTCACTCAATGAACACATCAGGCGCTGTTGGCGCACAGAATGCAGATGCACGTGCCGCTGGTGGATATCAGTCATTTATCAACTCAGCAACAACTGTTGACTATGTTGGTGAATTCCAAGCTCCTTCTGCTGCAACAACAGGTCCAGGTACAGATGCAGACGGTACAGCTGTTCCACGTTCAACTATTGCTGGAGCAGCAATTGCACCAGATCGTGATCCACTTGCATTAACTAACATTGATAGTGTTATGCAAAAGATCTACGAACAGGGTGGTAAGGCAACAAAGATTATGCTTTCACCAAAACTACGTCGTGACTTCTCTGACCTGATGGTTGGTGATACAGGTGTACAGCGTAACATTGATGCATCAGGCAAGCTTCGTCAGTCAGTAGATATCTACATGTCAGACTTTGGTGATCTTATGGTAGTTCCTAACTACATCATGGGCTTGACAAATAACTTTGCGTTTAAAGGTGACAACAACGTTGCTCACAATAACGCAGGTGTTACTAACCTTGCTAACTTCTCTGCATTGGTATATGATCCAATGTGGTTCGCAACAGCCTATCTGCGTCCTCTCGCAGAGGTTGATGTAGGTCAGCAGGGTGACTCAACCAAAGGTATGATGGTTGAAGAATGTACTCTTGAAGTACGTAACCCACTTGGTTGTGGTGCTATCTACGGCCTCGAATAGGTTTAATAGAAGGGG